CTAGTATTAATATCACAAACAGTTTTAGTTTTGAAGGCGCAACTCCAGATGGTTTTGAAACTACTCTTACAGTAGCAGATCCAACAGCAGATAGAACAATTACACTGCCTGATGTTACAGGTTACGCTGCTATATTACAAAGTGATCCTGGCACTACCCTTATTACAGCAACCGTGGCAGAACTTAACTATGTTGATGGTGTCACAAGTAATATCCAAACACAGATTGATAATATCAGTAGTAGTTTTACACTAGCAGCAGACAGTGGCACAAACGATACATTTACAACAGGACAAACACTTACTATTGCTGGTGGTACAGGTATTGATACTACTGTTAGCGACAACAATATAAGCATTGCTATTGATAGCACAGTCGCTACACTTACTGGTACACAAACATTAACAAACAAGACAATCACATCGCCTACTATTAGTAATCCAACACTAACAGGCACATACACATTTACATCAGATGCAACTTCAACGCCTGCAATGACATTAACAGCAAACAGCCTTAATGATGGTGTAGGCGCTCTAAGAATCGACGGATCACAAGCAGATATATTCCTGAACCCATCCACTGCTACACACACCACTATAACTTTTGCAGTTAACGATGATCAGCGTCTTGCCTTTGGCATGGACAACAACAGTGATTTCTATATCACACGAAGAACAAGTAGTACTTGGTATGATGATACTTTTGTATTAGATAGAGATACTGGTTTACTCAGTTTAGGATATGGCGCAACTGTTGCTGGTACATTAACTTATTCAACACTTAATGACGGCACTACTACGCTAACATCAACAGTTGCAGAACTCAACTATGTAGATGGTGTAACCAGTAATATTCAAACACAGATAGATGCTAAAACAAATAACACTGGCACAGTGACCAGTGTTGCTGGCACTGGCACAGTAAACGGACTTACACTATCTGGTACTGTAACTTCTAGTGGTAGTTTAACACTTGGTGGTACATTTAGTGCAACTGTAAGCGAGATAAGTGACTTAACAGCAACAGCGGCTGAACTAAATGTGTTAGATGGTATACCTGGTACACTTACAGCAACAGAATTAGGATATGTAGACGGCGTAACTAGTGCTATTCAAACACAACTAGATGCTAAACTTGCTCTTGCAGGTGGCACAATGAGCGGTGCTATTGCAATGGGCACTAATAAAATTACAGGCATGGGCGATCCTACTGCAAACCAAGACGCAGCAACAAAAGCATATGTCGACACACAAACTTCAAGTATTGTAACCACTACAGACATTGCTGGTGATTCAGGCACCGACACTGTAACATTGGGTAGTGATACACTTACCTTTAGTGGTACTGCTAACGAAATTACAACTGCAGTTACAAACAACACAGTAACTATTAGTTTACCAGATGACATCACTATTGGTAGTGACTTGACTGTTACAGGTAACTTGACTGTAAATGGTACAACCACAACAATCAGCACCACAAACAGTGTAGTAAGTGACAGTCTAATAGAACTAAACACAGGTGCGACAAGCAATGCAAATGACTTGGGCATTGTTATGGAACGCGGTAGTACAGGTGATAATGCAATTTTTGCCTGGGATGAGAGTGCTGATGCATTTGTTATGGGTACAACTACTGCCACAGGTGAAAGTACTGGTGACCTTACTATTACAAACGGCGAACTTAGACTAGATACACTACGCATTGACCAAAGCGGAGCTGGTTTGCGTATGACAAATGTTGGTGCGTTTGACAATGATGGTAGCGACAACTTTCGCATTTTTGCTACCAATGATTTACAACTTAAAGCAAATGGTGATTCAGGTGGCGGTTTAAGTATTGATGTCACAAATAATGATGTTACTATTGACAATGATTTGCGTGTTAGTGCTGGTCAGTTCTACTACGGTGGAACAGCAGTTACTAGTACAGCAGCAGAACTCAACATACTTGATGGTGTAACTAGTACAGCAACAGAACTTAACTTGCTGGATGGTGTTACAGGTACATTAGTTACAGAAGCAGGCACACAAACATTAACAAACAAAACACTTACAAATCCTACTATTAATGCATTTAGTGGTACTGGCAATGGTAGTATTACTGGTACACTAAGCATTGTTACCACAACAACAGATGATAGTTTGTTAATAACCACCACTGAAGATTCAAGCAGTGCAGCACCTGTGCTTACACTAAAAAGAAACAGTAGCAGTGTTGCAGACGCAGATTACCTAGGACAAATAAAGTTTAAGGGTGAAAATGACGCTGACCAAGAAGTTATATATGCTAAAATTACTGCTAAAATTTTAGATGCAACTGATGGTACTGAAGATGGTATTATAGAAATTGCACATAAAAAAGCAGGCAGTAATAACATCAGTGCAAGATTTAGAAGTGATAGTTTACAATTAATAAATGGAACCCAACTTACTGTTGACGGCACATCAACATTTAACGGAATAACAGTCAATGCTTCACAAACTATCAATATGGGATCTAACCGTATTACAAGTGTTGCAGATCCTGTGGGTAACCAAGATGCGGCTACCAAAGCATATGTTGATAGTCAAGTAAGCAGTGTTCCAACAGGTGATATTACAGCGGTTAATATTACAGCAGGAACAGGCTTGTCAGGCACAGTATCTACAGCAAGTGGTGATCATACCCAAACACTTAGTATTGATAGCACAGTTGCTACGCTGACAGGATCGCAAACACTAACAAATAAAACACTTACTGCTCCAGTTATTGGTACTATTAGCAATACTGGCACATTAACGCTTCCAACTAGTACAGGTACTGTTGCACTAACAAGTGACATACCAACTAATAATAATCAACTTACAAACGGTGCTGGCTACATCACAGGTTATACAGTAACAGAGAGCGATGTTACAACACACCAAGCAGCATTAAGTATTACTGAAAGTCAAATCAGTGATTTAGGTGCATATGCTACACTAGCAAGTCCGACACTTACTGGCACGCCGGCAGCGCCAACAGCAACAGCAGGTACCAATACAACACAAATAGCAACAACAGCATTTGTTAGCACCGCAGTAGCAAACATAGTTGACAGTGCGCCAGCAGCATTGGATACACTAAATGAACTTGCTGCAGCACTGGGAGATGATGCTAACTTTGCTACTACAACAGCAACAAGTCTAGGTGAAAAACTTGTTAAAGCAAGTAATCTAAGTGATCTAACAGATGCAGCAACAGCAAGAACAAATCTCGGACTTGGTACTGCAGCAACTACTGCATCAACAGCATATGCAACTGCAGCACAGGGGTCAACAGCAGATAGTGCTACACAGCCTGGTGATAACGTTAGCACACTTACTAATGATAGTGGATACATTACAGCAAGTACAACAGATACACTAACAAACAAAACACTTACTAGCCCTCAAGTTAACACAAATATAGATTTACTAGCACAAGCAGATTTAAGATTTTATGATAGCGATGACAGTAACTATGTAGGATTTCAAGCACCTGCAACTGCAACTGGAAACATACTTTGGACACTACCAGGTAGTGATGGTACTGAAGGACAAGTACTTAGTACCAATGGCGGCGGCACACTTGCTTGGGAAGATCCAGGCTCAGGTGGCGGATCAGGGTCTAGTTATCCAAATAGTACATTTAGTACTGTACCAGGCACAAACGGTGACTTTGATTTAAGTTATAATGTTGGTCAAACAACACAGGAAACACCGTTTGAAACTGGTGGTACTGATGCATTTGGTGTTAACTTGGGTAGTGTGTTTAGTTTAATGGATCCAATCGGATCAATAGAAAGCATCGACTATGGTGATAGCGAAGCATATGTGGGCGCATAAATATAGAGTTATAGGAGTTTAAGATGCCAACAACCGTACAATTTAGAAGAGGCACAACAGCACAAAACGATGCATTTACAGGTGCAGCCGGCGAGCTTAGTATTGATACTAATAAGAATTCTATCAGAGTTCACGACAATAGCACAGCAGGCGGTATAGAAATTGCAAACGTAAGTGCTACACAAACTCTTACAAACAAGACATTAACTGCGCCTAACCTAACAAGTCCAACTATTAGCGGTATTGCTATTGCAGAGTATATTAGCGATACGGTTGGAGCAATGGTTAGTAGCAATACTGAATCGGGTATTAGTGTAACCTATCAAGATGCAGATAATACTTTAGACTTTGATGTTGGTGATTTTACAATAACTCTAGGCGGAGATTTAACAGGATCTGCTACTATTACAAACCTTGGCAGTGCTACACTAACAGCAACCATTATAGATGACTCACACAATCATATTATTAGTAATGTTGATGGACTTCAAACAGCATTAGATGCTAAGTTGGCACTAGCAGGCGGTACAATGTCTGGTAATATTGCTATGGGCTCTAATAGCATTACTGGATTGGCTGATCCTTCATCAAATCAAGATGCTGCAACAAAGGCATATGTTGACAGCGGTTTAAGTAGTCTAAGTAGTACAACTCTTACTGAAGGAAATAGTACACTAGTTGTTGCTGATAGTGGCACTGGAACTATTACAGCAACTATTGACGGTGCAACACATAGTACATTTGCTGCCGCTGGTATTACACTTGCACAAGGTGAGTTTATTGGAGATGTTACTGGTAATGCTGACACAGCAGATGCATGGAGTACAGCTCGTACACTAAGTTTAACAGGTGCAGTTACAGGTAGTGCAAGCATTGACGGTAGTGGTAACGTATCACTAGCAACAACAGCCACAAGCGATCCAGTTATTACTCTAACAGGTGCAGTTACTGGTTCTGGCACAATGACCAACTTAGGTAACGTAAGTATCGCAACAACAGCAACAGCAGATCCAACATTAACTTTATCTGGTGATGCAAGTGGTTCTGCAACATTTACTAACCTAGGTAACGCTACATTAACTGTAACCGTTGCTGATGACAGCCACAATCATATCATTGGTAACGTAGATGGACTTCAAACAGCATTAGATGCTAAGTTGGCACTAGCAGGCGGTACAATGTCTGGTAATATTGCAATGGGCACAAATGCTATTACTGGAATGGCAGATCCAAGTAGTGCGCAAGATGCTGCTACTAAGGCTTATGTTGACAGTGGACTTAGTAGTCTAAGTAGTACCACACTAACTGAAGGCAACACTACCATTGTTGTTGCAGATAGTGGAACTGGAACTGTTACAGTTACAGTAGATGGTTCAACACATAGTACATTTGCTGCAGCGGGTATAACCCTTGCACAAGGTGCATTTGTTGGCGATGTGACAGGCGATGTGACAGGAAACGCAGATACTGCTACTGCACTTGAGACTGCAAGAACAATTGCAGGTAATAGCTTTGATGGTACTGCGAATATAACAATAGCAAGTACACAACTAAGTGATACTGCAGATCTTGCACGGTTAGCTGCTCCGGCTTTTACAGGTACAGCAACTGGTGTAAACTTAACACTAAGTGGTGATCTTACTGTAAATGGTACAACAACTACACTAGCAACTACAAATACTGTGATTAGTGATAATTTAATTGAACTCAATAATGGTGCAGGCTCAAATGCCAATGATAGTGGTATTGTTATTGAAAGAGGAAGTACAGGCGATAATGCATTTATGGGGTGGGATGAAAGTGCTGATAAATTTATAGTAGGCACAACCACTGCCACAGGTGCAAGTACAGGCAACCTAACAATTAGTAGCGGAACACTAGTGGCAAACACATTTGAAGGTGCTCTAAGTGGAAACGCAACAACTGCCACTGCATTGGCAACTGGTAGAACAATTAGTCTTACAGGTGATGTGACTGGAACCAGTGGCTCATTTGATGGAAGTGGCAATGTAAGTATATCAGCAACTATTGCTGCAAACAGTGTTGCACTAGGTACAGATACTACAGGAAACTATGTTGGTACAATTACTGGAGGTACTGGTATATCATCAAGTGGTGCAACCACAGGTGAAGGTGTTGCACATACCTTGTCAATTGACAGTACAGTTGCAACACTAACTGGGTCACAAACACTCACAAACAAAACACTTACTAGTCCAGTTATTAGTACTATTAGTAATACTGGAACACTAACACTTCCTACTAGTACTGGCACCGTTGCACTCACCAGTGATATTCCTACAAACAACAACCAATTGACGAATGGTGCTGGTTACACTACAAACACTGGTGATATAACTGGTGTAACTGCTGGTACTGGTTTAAGTGGTGGAGGATCAAGTGGATCAGTGACACTGAATGTAGATTTATCAGAACTGACTGATATGACTGCAGGTATGGTAGGCACTGATGAATTTATAGTACTAGATGCCAGTGCAGATAGACGCAAAGCGGCAAACGAAATTGGATTAAGCATTTTTAGTAATGATGCTGGTTTTACTACAAATACTGGGGATATTACAAATGTTAGTGTAAGTGGCAATGGACTATCGGGTGGTGGTGCAAGTGGTAGTGTTACAATTACAAGTAATGCTACAAATTCTAACTCAGGATCAACTATTGTATTCCGTGATGGCAGTGGCAACTTCAGTGCTGGCGTTATTACAGCAACAACTACTGCAGCACGATACGCTGACTTGGCAGAACGTTATACAGCAGATGCAGATTATGAGCCAGGCACAGTGTTAGTATTTGGCGGTGAAGCAGAAGTTACACAATGCACAAGCAAGTATGATAAACGTATTGCTGGTATTGTTAGTACAGATCCTGCTTTTCTAATGAACGAAAGTTTAGAAGATGGTGTCAGTGTTGGTCTTGTAGGAAGACTACCATGTAAAGTTGTTGGCGAAGTACGCAAAGGCGACTTAATGGTCTCTAGTGATACAGCAGGACACGCAGAAGCATGGCGTGATGAAAGCAATCCTCCTGCAGGCAGTGTTATCGGTAAAGCACTGGAAAACAAAACAGGCGCCGGCGCAGACGTAATAGAAGTTGTTGTAGGTAAGATCTAACATGTCCCAGGGTCGGTTTTATACCGCAGACTACTTGGGAGAGATGGTAAGCGCAAATACTAGTTGGAAAACACGCAACGATCCAGACAGCATGACCTGGGTTGAGAAAACTATTCTCAATGATGAACATGACGGCGTTGCACATGTTATTGGCAACAGCAAATCCAGAGACAAGTTCGATCTACGCTTACTTAAAGGTCAGACGGGTGGCGCTCGAGGTGTTCGCAGTGTAGGACAAAGTTATGGATGTAACTTGTTATATAAAGACTTTAATCCAACATTTTTAATAGCCACAAACAAAGATATTTGCGCAGACATTGCTGCTAGTGGCTATGGTGAAGATAATATTGTATACAGTAATGTTAAAAACATACTAGCACATCCAGGCAGTTTTCACTTATATCCGCAAATGTTTACTGCAAGCATAGGCACCCTTGCACTGCGTCTTGCATGTGCAGATGGACACAAGCAAGTGTTTATGGTGGGAATGACTTGCTATGATAAGGAAGATGACAACATTTATATTGGCGAACATGCGGTATACAAGTCAGTAAATGTTGAAGGTGCAAATACAAAACTTATACAAGAAGCATGCAAAATATTTCTAACATACAGTGATGTTGAATTTTACTATGTAGCAAAAGACATTGGATTAATGCCAGAAGCATATAACTGGACGCCCAATGTTAAAGAAATAACTTATACACAGTATTTTAATCTAGCTGGCCTAGGCGCTATTGCACATTAATTCTTCAACTGTTTTAATTTTATCAACAATCTCATCAATCTGAAATGTAGTAAACACACCAGGATGTAGAGGTTTGGGCCAAGCGTCTAGTTTACTCCAGGCATAGCCTTTGTGTTCATTGTTTAGTTTAGGGATAAATTCATCTTCTACTACACATACATAGGTACTGTATGTAAAGTTATTTTTACTGTTAGTAAACTTTTCCACTGGAATAGTTTTTAGCACAAGCGGCATAAAGCCAATTTCTTCAACAATTTCACGCTGTAGTGCAGTGTATTCTGTTTCACCTGCTTCTACTTTGCCGCCAACAAACGCCCACATGTTATTATACCTGGCGCCATTGCGCAGTACAAACATATATCTACTTGTTGATTTGCTTAGAAATAACGCTCCAACACTACTGTTAGATAACGATGCTCCAGTCGCCTGCTCGATATTCGCCTTCATAAGACTTGACCCACTCTGTTCCGGTCCACTTGTATTGTAAGCCTGTGTTAGTATTAGTCATATAGTGTACACCCGAATCACTACTACTGTCAAATGCTACTTGCCATTTAGTGCCATTATATTCAACGATGTCATTGGCACCTGCTACTAGATCACCCCACGCATCAGGCCCGTCTGTGTTACTTGCATCGCCAATATCATTGAGGATGAGATAACGCTGTCCTTGTGCTGCAGTTGCAAGTCCTGCACCTGGCGCACTGCGTAGAGGATTAATAATCTTTGTTACAGCAGGTAAGTCATTTGTTGGAACAGTATCACTTTCCACAGTCCACAGTAGTTTGTGTGGATCACTAGGATGAAAAGCAACTGTGCCTACTATTTCTGCAGTACCTTGTTCTAACCGTAGTTGACTAATACCACTTTGTAGTTCACCATACTGGTTAATAAGTGCAGCCCAACTAACATCATCTGTTCCTACTTTTGTTGGCGGATCGTTTAATGGAGTATAATCTACTTTGTTTGTGCTTGTTTCATTGCGATCCAATATCTGCACAGTGTTACCAAGCACAATAATACCAAAGTTCATCGGTGTAAACTTCTGACGCTCACCTAGTAATATTTGTCCGTCAATAACGCCTTCTGCAATGCCACCATTATCATCATATATGCTTGCAACAATCTTGTTAATAACACCAAGTTTCTTAACTTTAGCAGGTGCAGTTAACCAAATAGGAACAGTAAATGAAAGCGTAGCAATATCAATCTGCTCATCAACACCTGCTGGTACACTTCTGCTCGACCACTGTGTTTGTGCTAGTTCAATGTAACTTAAACTTGTCCAATCCAAATAGTTGTCTGTACTTTGTATCTCAAGTGCTGGATTAAACAGTACAAGCAGTTGCTCAAGCAACTGTAGTTTTTGGTTTGTATTACTAGTCCACACATCTACATTTAACTGCAGTGTATAAGGAACAGGCATAACACGTTCTACTGTAAAAGCATTACCTTGCTGTGTTGTATACTCATTTGTATTAGGATCAAATTTGCGCATACGGATATGCTTTTTGTCAATAAACGTAGGATCTTGTCTGCGCTCTGCATTGTATTCCAGCCCAGTTATATAGCAACTAATCATTGGTGTTGGAATAATCTTATTCTCACTGTTCTCACGAACAATGCTGCTTACCATACGAGTAGCATCGCCATACTTAACAGGCACAGTAACCAGTGTGGTATTACCATCTCTGTCCTTGCCATACTCTACTTGAAAGTTACTGAATGCACGAATAAACTGCAGTAGGAATCGTCTTATCTGTTGATCGTAAAAAAATTGCTGTGGCATTAATCTTCTCTAGGTTTCAGTGCATCACTAAGCGACTGTCTACTGGTTGCAGTAGTGTTATCGTCTGCAGTAAACGTGCTGGTGTTGTTGATAAATCCGTCCATCTGTGTTGATCCAGTGCCAGGTGTAAGTTTGCTGCGCACATCATCTTCTACTTTAATCCAACGTGATCCACTGTATCTAAACAGTCTGTTTGGTAAGAAGTCTAAGCGTAGTACAAAGTCACCTTCTTGTGCATCACCAGGGAAACTAGTGCCCATACTGATTGGTTCACCATTAGGAGCAAGTCCATCACCTACCAAGTATCCGCTGTAAGCATTGGTGTTAGTAGGCGTAATGCGTCTAGCATCTGCGCTTGCATCAGTGCTGTCTGCATTTTGTTGAGTATCGTCAGCATTAACACCTTTAGACTCTAGTGGTCTACCAGTTACTGGATCAGTAGGAACAATATAGTACTGACTTGTATCGTAACCGCTTTCAGGTACTTCCTTTTCTGCTTCTTCTACAATCTTGCTTGTAATCTCAAGTTCTTTGTTGTATGTAGATAGCAAGTCACGAAGTGTGTTGTCTGTTGTATTGCCGTCACTGTCAGTTTGCAATACATTGAGAATATCTGTGTATTCCTGGCTGTCCACTAGTGGTGTACACTTAACACGCCACAAATGGCTCCACCAAGTTGGACTAAATCCTTCACTTGGACGCGAACCTTCTTGTATAACATAATAGCGTTTGAGGCTAAGTTCTACACTTTCGTCCAGTGCGCTAAAATCTGTAAGGTGTGGCAGTTCAATAACATCGCCTGCCATAAGTTTGCGACCAAGGTTGTTTAGCATATCATTCTCGTGGAATGTAATAAACAGTGTGTCGTTTGCTAAAAACAACCCAAACTGTGATAAGTCAAAGTCCGTATCGCTTACACTGTATATACCACGCAAACTATAGATGTCTTGATCGTATATTCTGTCTCTGTTTTCTAAAAATAAGAAGTCTTGTATGCCCAATGGATCAGGTGTTTGATCACCGCCACTCTGGTTTGCAACGCCCAAATACTTGTGTACGTTGATTCCTGTACCGCCGATTGTAAACATTTCTTTTATACGACGATCAAAAAAGCGATAATCGTTGGTGTGAGCACCGTCTTTCCATAACGATATACGAGGCAAATCAATAACTCCTAGTTAGTTATGTATTTATCGCCTAAAAAAAGGTTGACACATTCTCTAACTGTGCTATATTAAGTAGTAAGTTGAAGTTAAGGAGAGATACATTATGGTTAGTAACACAAAGTTTAAAGATTTCATTGTAGCACTTAGCGCAGAAGATCAGCAAACAGTTGTTGATAGGCAGTTGCGTTTGCTTCCTGCATTTATTATGCAAGAAGTTGCAGGTACTAATAATGCAAAAGTTATTCGTAAGTTAGAGAGCCGCTTAAAGCAGGTTCGCTTGATGTTGTCCTCTATTATTGCTAACGGAAAGGTTGTGTAATGAATGAATTATTGAAAGATATCGAAGACCTTGAGTGTATTGCACATGGTGTTCGTAATGGTGTAAGTAAGAATCTAACACTTAGTTTGATTGAAAAGATGATTGAGATTAAGCAAGTGGATATAAGTATTTTTGAAACACAAATGGAATTGGAGTTTATGAACGATGGCATTAACCGCTCTTAAAGGTAAACCAGTCAAGCGTAAAAAAGCAGCCAAGGCTCGCCGTAAAACAACTGGCGCTGGTGCTGCACCCCTGGACAACTACAAAGTTGCCAAGGACTTCTTTCACTTTGATGTAGATAAGAAGGAATATGTGCCTATTATCAGACTGTATGTAAAAAAGTTTTACGATAAAAAAACTGCAACATACATTCTGAAAAATAGTGATGCTAGTATGGCATTCAGTCATATTGCTTGTTACTGTCATTATATGGTTAATGACAAGGCAGATCAAGTTCCTGAGGACAGTCACAACTGGATGTCAGGTAGATTTGGTGCTCTTGCAGAAAAAGGCGAATCTATTGTTGAAGAAGTCAAAGCAGTGGAAGCAGAAAAGCCTAAGAATGTTTATGTGCCTAGCATCCAAGAGCGTATCAAAGAAGCAAGCGGCAATATTATTGCTGAGATTGAAGAAGCAGTTGATGACTACATTAACGATCCAACCAAGTTCAAAGGCTTGGATGCGGTTAAACTGTTCCGTAAACTAAATGTCAACCAAGCACACGCTAGGCATATCCGTGCTTTTTACGAAGGCCCACTTGCAGAGTATATTATGCTGCAGCAACCTGCTCGTGAACAAGATGAGGATTTGCGTGAAGGCTATGCACACTTGGACAAAGCAGCCATCAAACGTGGTGTTACACTGTTCCAGGGAATTGTTGGTGCTTGCGATCTCATCACAGCAGAAAGCAAAGCAACTCGTAAGACTAGATCACCCAAGCCTAAGAGTGCTGACAAGTTGGTTGAAAAAATGAAGTATTGTAAAACCGACGAAAAGTATAAAGTAGCCAGCATAAATCCTGTGGATATTATTGGTGCTACGGAAGTTTGGGTGTTTAATACCAAGACACGCAAACTAGGCAAGTATGTTGCAGAGGATGCACAACAGTTTCAAGTTAAAGGCACTACACTGCAGTTCTTTAATGCTAATGCAAGTGTAGCAAAAACACTGCGTAAGCCAGAACAGCAACTAGCAGACTTTAACAAGAGTGGCAAAGTGCAACTGCGCAAGTTCTTAGATGATATCAAGGGTGTTGAAACAAAGATGAATGGACGCTTTAATGCAGACACTGTGATCCTTAAAGCAGTAAAGTAATAAATAGTGTATAGAAGGAATACACTATGGCAACACTAGCAAGTTTAAGAGCAGATACAGTAGACTACATTCGCTTTCGCTTAGGCGATGGAATGGTGGATGTTGAACTCGATCCAGAACACTATGACAATAGCATTGACAAAGCAGTAAAGCGTTTTCGTCAGCGCAGTCAAAATGCCTATGAAAGTTCATATGTATTTCTAAGTGTAGTAACTGAGCAGCAAGAGTACACACTGCCAGACGAGATTGAAGAAGTGCGTCAAGCATTTAGACGCAGTGTTGGCAGTGGTAGTAGCGATACTGGTACACAGTTTGAACCATTTGAAGCAGCATTTCAGAATACTTATTTGTTGCAAAGTGGTCGTATTGGTGGTATGGCAACATATGAAATGTACTATCAGTATCAGGAACTAAGTGCTAGACTTTTTGGTGGCTTTGTAAACTTTGAGTTTAATCCTGTAACTAAAAAGATTACATTACTCAGAAAGTTTAGTGCAAGCGGTGAACAGATTGTGCTATGGACTTACAACCTACGTCCAGAAAGCAGACTACTACAAGACAGACACGCTGGTCCTTGGATCCAAGACTATGCACTAGCACTTGCAAAGTATACACTAGGCGAAGCACGTTCAAAGTTTAGTACTATTGCAGGACCACAAGGCGGCACAAGTCTAAACGGTGATGCACTTAAAGCAGAAGCACAAGTTGAAATAGACAAACTCGATGAAGAACTACGCAACTATGTTGACGGTAGTGATCCACTCTCATTTATTATTGGCTAATAAGAGGACTTAATGATTATAGGAATTTGCGGATTGATTGGTTCCGGTAAAGGAACTGTCGCTGATATTCTAGTCGACCAAGGATTTAAAAAAGTAAGTTTTGCTGACAAGCTCAAAGATGGCGTAAGCACTATTTTTGGCTGGGATCGTGCAATGCTGGAAGGAGACACTGATGAGTCAAGAACTTGGCGTGAACAACGAGACGACTTTTGGAGTGCTGAAACGAAAATGGAAGTCACTCCTCGTTTGGTGCTTCAGTTATTTGGTACTGATTGCATGCGTAATGGCTTTGATGACGGAGTCTGGGTAAGCCTACTTAAAAAGACTATACTGGATAATCCAGGTAACTATGTAGTGCCTGATGTGCGTTTTGAAAATGAAATTGCCATGCTTCGTGACATTGGCGGTGAAGTATGGGAAGTACAACGTGGTCGCACTCCAGAGTGGCTTATCAAATATGAAATTACAGGTGTAGAACCTACAGAAATACACCCAAGTGAATGGCGTTGGATCAAAAGCAGAAAAGATGTAGTGATTGAAAACAACAGCACACTAGCCGACCTTAATCGTCAGGTGTTAAGTCACCTCGGCGCCATCCCGTTTTAACTAGTTCGGCATTGCAGTTTAAGCAAACTGTTTTGAGATTGTTCTTAGCAACATTAGTTAAATCACCATCAACATAAAACACAGTAACTTGACTTCTTATGCTAGGCTTGAATCCACAAGCCTCGCAGTTTCGTTTGACTTTGTATCCACTATCAACCCATAGAGGCTTTACAGGCTTGTGCATTTTAAGACACTGCTCACACTTGCGTCTAAAATAAGGTTGCTTATCTTTATAGTAGTTTATTGCTCGAGGACGCTGTCCACATGTCTCACAAATAGGGCGTTGCATATGCTTATTTACCCATACCTTTAAAGGGATTTGTCAAATACGGTGTTTTTTAGGGTGTTCTTATAAATAGTTATAACGAATTACAACACCTTGATTGAGGAAGAAAAACATGGCACTAATATCACCAGGCGTAGAAGTTACAGTTATTGACGAAAGTAACTATGCACCATCAGCAGCAGGCACAGTAGCAGCGATTGTTGTTGCAACTGCACAAGATAAGACAAGTGGTACTGGCACAGGCACAGCGGCAGGAACAACCGCAGCCAACGCTGGTAAGACATACTTGATCGGAAGCCAGAGAGAACTAACAAGTACTTTCGGTAATCCAACATTTTACAACACTGCATCAGGCACACCGATTAACGGTTACGAACTTAACGAATATGGCTTGATGGCAGCATACAGTTTACTTGGCGTAAGCAACAGAGCATATGTTATCCGTGCAGATGTTGACCTTGCAGAACTAGCAAGCAGCACAAGTCGTCCATTAGGTAATCCAACAGGCGGTACAGTTTGGTGGGACATGAGCACAGATACACGCTGGGGTATTTTTGAATGGAATCAAAGCACTGGTGCATTTACTAACAAAGCACCTACAGTGATCACAAGCACAACTGATCTAACCGGCGGTGTTCCAAAGACTTCAATCGGTGCGATTGGTGATTATGCATTGGTTGCAACAAACACCAGCAATCCTGTTTACTACAAGAACCGCAGCAATGCTTGGGTACTAGTAGGCGGTAGTGCATGGCAGATTGCGCATCCAACGATTGCTGGTACAATTGCAAGCCCAACACTAACAAACGGCAACAGCATTAGCATTAACGGTTCATCAGTTACATTAACTGGCACGACAGTAACACAACTTGCAAGTGATATTAACACTGCAGCAATTACAGGTGTTACTGCAGCAGCGATTAACAATAAACTTGAACTTTATGCAACAAGCAGTGCAGCAAGTGAGCAGATCATTCTTGCTAACGGTTCTGGTACAATTCTTACAGATGCAGGCTTAACGGCAGGCACATATGCAAGACCAAAGATTGCACAAGATCCACATTACACTGTTCCAGCATGGAAGTCAACAGACACAACACCTCGCCCAACAGGCAGTGTGTGGGTTAAGACCACAAGCAGCAACAGTGGATTCCTAGCAGACGTTAGTACATATGATAGTGCTACAGCAGCATTTGTTGGTGGCAGTGCTCCAGCATATGAAAATGATCAGACTGCACTAAAGAATCTAGACGTAACAGGCGGTAAGGCTATTACAGCAGGCAGTTTTTATGTACAGTATGATGTAAGTGAAAATGACACAGTAACTTACAAGTTATTCAAGCGTTATAGTGCAGGTGCATTGAGTGTAACTGGTACAATTAATGCGGCGGCACCTATCACTGCAGCAGACACATTTACAATCAGTGCAAGTGCAGCAAATAGCACAGCATTGTCAAGTGCAGTAACAGTTACAACAAGTGGCACAGGTATTGCAGACATTGCAAGTGACATTAACGGTGCAGGCGTTGCAAACGTTAGTGCAAGTGTTAATTCAGGCGGTTACTTGGTAATTACACATGCACTAGGCGGCGTAATTGTAATGAAAGACACAAGTGGTACTCCATTAGCAGATGCAGGTATTAGTACAGCAATTACTACTAAGCAGGTTCGTGCAGGTAATAACAGCGACCTTATTGTAAGTAACTGGATTGCAGATACATACACTGCAGCAACTAGTTCACCTAGTGCAAATCCAGCAGATAACACATACTGGTATGCAGGCGGCTTTGAAGCAGACATTATGATCCACAATGGCACAACTTGGAAAGGTTATCAAAACGACACAAACGATGCTCGTGGATTTGATCTTTCACAAACAGATGCAACAGGTGTTATCTTTAGCACAACTGAGCCAACTACACAAGTTGATAGTACTGCACTAGTTAACGGTGATTTGTGGATTGACACAAGTGACTTGGAAAACTATCCAGCACTATACAGACGTCAGACAGTAAGCGGTGAAGCACGTTGGGTTGCTATTGATAAAACAGACACAACAACTGAAAATGGTATTATTTTTGGTGATGCACGTTTTATTGGTGACACAACAACAGACGTTGTTACTGGCACAATTCCAACAACTGCAAGTCTACTAACAAGTGACACAGTTGATATTGACCGTCCGGATCCAACAATTTACCCACGTGGTATGCTACTGTTCAACACACGCCGTAGTACATATGGTGTAAAGCAGTTTAAGAGTAATTACTTCTCACGCACTAACTTTAGTGACACAAGTACATATCCAACACTTCCTACAGAAAAGGATGCATGGGTAACAGTAAGTGGATCAAAGTTTGGTCGTAAAGCAGTACGCAGAATTGTTACTAATGCAATGAAATCTGCACTTGATGCAAGCACAGAGCTTCGCGAAGATGCAAGAATCTTTAACACTATTGCAGCACCAGGATATCCAGAGCTAATCAGCAACATGGTAAGCCTAAACAACGATAGACGCCAGACAGCGTTTATAGTAGGTGACAGTCCAATGAGACTAGCAGCAACAAGCACTGCTATTGAGAACTGGGCAACAAACACAGCAGCAGCAACAGACAACAGTGAAGATGGACTAGTAACTAGCGATCCTTACTTGAGTGTGTTCTATCCAAGCGCAACAACAAATGACCTAAGTGGAAACACAATTGTTGTTCCAGCAAGTCATATGATGCTACGCACAATTGCTAGAAGTGACGATATTAGTTTCCCATGGTTTGCACCAGCAGGTACAAGACGTGGACTAGTAGATAACGTTGCAAGCATTGGTTATGTTAATGCAGTAACAGGCGCATTTGTTAATGACAACATTCGTGAGAGTGTAAGAGATACACTGTACACAAACAGAGTTAATCCAATTGCATTCTTTAACGGCAGCGGCATTCTGAACTATGGTAACAAGACTCGTGCAGCAAGCAGTAGTGCGCTAGATCGCGTTAACGTTGCTAGACTGGTTGGTTACCTAAGACGTCAACTACAAACAATTGCGACAGGCTATGTGTTTGAACCAAACGATAAGATCACTAGAGATGAGCTAAAACAGCAAATCGAACAGACACTTAACGACTTGGTTGCAAAGCGTGGTGTATATGATTACTTGGTAGTTTGTGATGATACAAACAACACCCCAGGTAGAATTGATCGTAACGAACTATACGTTGATGTTGCTATTGAACCTACAAAGGCTGCGGAATTCATCTTTATTCCAATCAGACTTAAGAACACAGGTGAGATTGCAAGCGGAAACATAGCTGCAGCAAGCACAGTTTAACGTATCGGAGATAGAAATGGGGGGTAGAAATACCCCTCATTTTTTATGACTGGAATTAGATAAATACTTTTATAATTAATTAGGAGCGAAACAAAATGTCAGTTTCATCATTAACAAAGTTTACAGTGCCGCTAGACGGTGATCAGAGTGCAGCAAGTCAAGGCTTGCTTATGCCAAAACTTAAATACCGCTTTCGTGCATCATTTGAGAACTTTGGTGTTAGTAGTCCTCGTACAGAAATGACCAAACAGGTTATGGATATTACACGCCCTAGTGTAACATTCGAAGAGTTTGAAGTTCCTGTTTACAACAGTAGAGTGTACTTGATTGGCAAGCATGCATGGGATTTGGTTACAATTAACCTACGTGACGATGTGAATGGCGCAGTTACTAAATTGTGTGGAGAGCAAGTACAAAAGCAGTTTGATATGATGGAGCAGAGCAGTGCAAGTTCAGGCATTGACTACAAGTTCATTACACGCTTTGAAATTCTAGATGGCGGCAACGGTGCAAACGCACCAAGTGTGCTTGAAACTTGGGAACTATACGGCTGCTTTATTCAGAACATCAACTATGGTGATCTTAACTATGCAAGTCAGGAACCTGCAACAGTTGCAATGAGTATTAGATTTGACAATGCTGTACAATCACCACTAGGTGACGGCGTTGGTGCAGCGGTAACGAGAACACTAGGTCAAACTATTACTGGCTAATAGGAGTTATTCCAAATGGCTAGTGTAAACCCACTACTATCACCATTGGCACAAGGCGAAACAGTGCGCGACTATAAACATGCGTCGCGCACTTTTGTTGACAACAACTACGAGTTACAGCCTAGACATGGGCATCTCTTTCATGTAGTATTTGAATTTACTGCAGAAGCACAGAGTCTGTTTAACACAGTTGAAAAACTTGAGATGCCTATACTTGTTAAGAGTATAGATTTACCTACATATACTATTGATGTGCAAACACACAATCAGTATAATAGACAAGTTCAAACACATCACAAGATTAGTTACAACCCTGTCACAGCAACATTTCACGATGATGTTAAGGAACTTATTCGTAACTTATGGCACAAGTATTATGCATTTTACAGTGCAGATCCAACTTATAGTTTAGACAGTAACAGTTATAATACACAGGACAGATACGCAAATAGAACACAGCAACAGTGGGGCATGCAGCGCGGCAACAAGCGTTTTTTTAAGAACATTAAAATTTACAGTATGCACAATCATAAGTTTGCAGAGTATACGTTAATCAATCCTATTATTACAAGTTTTAATCATGACAGTCATGCGTATGCAAATAGTGGACTAATGCAGCACAGTATGCAAGTACAATATGAAACTGTAAAATATGCAAGCGGCTATGTAAACGACACAGGCCCAACAGGCTTTGGTGAACTGCATTACGATGTTGAAACAAGTGATTTGAGTAACGGAAATCAATTTGGACAAGCATTTATTGATGGACAACTTGTTAATACCAATGGACAACAGCCTACAGATTTATACAGTAGTAATTTAGGTACTATTGGCAGCCAAGGTATATTGTTTGACAACTTGTCTAACTTATCATTTGGCAGTGTGCTTAATACAGCACTGGGAAAAGTTGCAAATAACTTGCTAACTGGACAAAAACCTACAAGTAACATACTAGTGCCATTTATTGGCAAAGCAGAACAACTAGGCAGTAACATACAACAAGGATTACTAAACAACGTTGTTAATGGTGTGTCTAATTATGGAACAAACGACAGTATTAGTAGTCAAGGACAAAGCATTGGTACTCCATTGTTTACAAATACAGTTACTAGTTCACAGCAAACAAATGTAGGTTATGCTAATACTATTCCAAATACAACAGGAACAGTTGGTGCTCCTAATAGAATAAGTGATGTAACAACCTATCAAAGACAAAGCCAAAGCACAAACACAAGAGATGCAGCATTGGATATTGCAAGACAGCGATTGCAGGATCCTAACATTAGTACAGCTCAGAGACAATACTACGAAGAAAAAATAAGGCTAAGTAATTTATAATGGCACAGAACACTAATCTACCAATTGTAAATCCAGCAGATAGTTTTGATCAGCGAGTTCAAGACTACTTTACTAACTATTTTACTGCACCTATTAAGATGACTGATCAGGAATATGAAGCAGCAAAAAGTTTCTTTGTAGCAAGAACTAACAATGAACAAGCCGCTGCAGCACTTACTGCGGCTACTGTCCAAGCAGCAAACGAACTAGGTTTGTTTATTGTAGATGTTATTAAAGAATTTGAAAGCACTGCAGATTTAAAAAGTGCAATCCCTACATTTTTAAATATGAGTCGAAGTGGAAGAAGTCTACTAGGTTACGAAGCAAACATTACTCCAAACGAGAACATAGCACGTCAAGTGAGTGCATAATGTTTAGTCGTAACAAATACGCTAACGGTATATACACAATAGCAAATCCAGAGAAGTATAGTGGAAACAAAGAGCCTCGCTATCGTAGTGGTTGGGAACATGCATTTATGCGTTTTTGCGATAACAACCCAAGTGTAATAAGTTGGGCAAGTGAAGCAATACAAATACCCTATCGTAATCCACTTACAGGCAAAGGCACAGTATATGTGCCAGATTTTGTTGTAGTATATCAAGACAAGCGCGGCAACAAACATGCTGAACTTATTGAGATCAAACCCAAAGCACAGACCATGCTTACTGAAAAGACTCGTGAAAAAGAAAAACTTGCTATTGCTATTAATCACGCAAAGTGGGAAGCAGCGGCAAAATGGGCAAAACATAAAGGCTTGCGTTTTAGAGTTGTAACTGAAGATGATATTTTCCATAATGGCAGGAGGTAGCAATGGAATTAGTACACAAACATATCATTATGAGAATAGAGGCTAAACGTCCACCGCAAGAACAAGAACTAAAAGCCTGGGTAGAAAATCTAGTAACTAAAATTGATATGAAAATTCTTGCAGGTCCTATCAGTGCAGACATAACTACTATTGAAGGCAATAAAGGTCCTACATGTGTTTGTATTATTGAAACAAGTCACATTGCCTGCCATGTGTGGAATGAACCGGATCCAGCACTTATACAGTTAGATGTATATACATGTGGCCCATTTGATCCAAACGTTGTTCTAGAACACATTAAAGTGTGGGAACCTGTTAAAGTTGAATACAAGTATCTGGACAGAGAGTTTGGACTTAACGAGATTGAAATATGACAAAAAAACTTGAAGAATTGTTCGATGTAGCACCTGCAGACGAACTAGATATAACAGCCGAAGAAAATACTAGAGTTGTAGAAGCTGTAACAGCAGACGACATTCCGCAACTACAAACAGCATTAACTAGTGTGGATAAGATTGATGCTGCATTGCCCAGTGTGCGTGAACTTGACACCAGCGATAAAGAAATGGATGAGATTGCACAACTAGCACAAGACACATTTAAAGACCTAATGGACTTGGGCATGAACGTAGAAGCACGTTTTAGTGGTGAAATATTCAGCAATGCGAGCCGTATGTTGGATACAGCACTGAGCGCAAAGAGTGCTAAGATCAATAAAAAACTGCGTATGGTTGATCTACAACTTAAAAAAGCAACACTAGATGCACGCCTTGCTCGAGAAGCAAAAGCATCTGGTGAAGAAGTTGAAGATGGACAAGGACAAGCAGTGGATCGTAACCAACTTCTTATGGAAATTCTCGGCAGAAATAATCAAGAAAAGTAATAAATACACACATATAATTGAGGAATACCACAATGAAAAGTTTTAAGAGTTATCTTGTAGAAAGCGAACAGACATATAAGTTTCGCATTAAAATGGCTGAGATGTGTGATGATGAACGCATGAACGCACTGGAAGCAGCATTAGAAAAGTATGATATGAAAAGTATCAGCAAGCCAAAGAAAACTCCAATCCAGGAACATCCAATGGATTTTCAGACACTGC